ATGAAGGATTTTGATTATTATGTAGAAGATTTTATGTTGTATTGTTCATCAAAAAATTTATCAATTAAGACAATGAAAAGTTATGAGCAAACTTTAAAACTTTTCCAACTGTATATGGAAACAGAGCAAGATACAAAAGAAGTGGATAAAGTTACCACTAAACAAATTAGACAGTATATAGAGTACCTTAAAGAACGAGGGAAATATACAGTCCAAGTTGCCAATGTAGATATTAATAGACCAGAAGTGCGTACAGATAGAGGAAAAAATATATCTATAACAACCATCAATAATTATATTAGAAACATTAAAGTATTTTTCAATTATCTTGAGGAAGAAAAAGTAATTAGAGATAATCCTATAAGTAAAGTCAAGCAACTTAAAAATGTGGCTGAAAAGAAAGAACCACTCAACAAAGAAGAAGTAAGAAAATTATTAAAATCATTTGATATAAGTACATTCCATGGATATAGAGATTATATAATAACTAAATTACTTTTAACCACTGGTGCAAGAATTGGTGAAACCTTATCTCTTGAGGTCGTGGATATTAATTTTAATAATAATATTATTATCTTCAAGGACACCAAAAATAAGAAAGAAAAAGTCGCCTATCTAAATAACAAAATGGCTTATGAGTTAAAGAAATGGATTAGTTACAAAGATAGGTATATGACTGTTGATTGTTTATTTCCAACTACTAAAAAAAATAAGATGACAGTACAAAACTTTGAACACAATTTAAGGACTATAGGAAGTAATATAGGAGTTGATGTATATCCACACCGACTAAGATATACTTTTTCTGTAGAGTTTATAAAAAATGGTGGTAGCATATATGTATTGAGTAGACTACTAGACCATTCATCAGTACAAATTACAGAGATATATTTGAATATGGATAAAGAAGATGTAAGAAAAGAATATATGAAACATAATCCAGCGTCATTGGTGGACTTTTAGGTGGTGTGGACTATGGATAAATTGACTAAAAAAGAAATAGAAATATTACTTGAATTGGCTAAAACTAAACAAAATGAAATACACAAAAAGGCAATACATGATGTAGAGTTAAGAGAACAGGAATTGGATTTAATCTTTATACAAATAAAACTGAATACACAATTAAATAGTTAATAAATTATAGTCGGCTTATGTCGGCTATTTTTTTATTGTAAAAATATAAAACAACCACTATTCCGAACAAATATTATAGAAGGGTATTATATCACAATAAAATCAACATTTTATCGGGAAATAAAATATGTCAATATTTAAGTATAACATATAAATATATAAAAAGTCAACATTTTTTATTAAAAAGAGTTGACAAATATATTTCACCTATGCTATACTATAGTTAGGGGGAGAAAATATGAACAAATCTTAATTATAACACGAATGTATAATATATGTCAACAGAATTTACAAAAAACACTAAAGTTTTAGTGCGAATGTGTCGATATATATTATAGAGGGATAAATTATAAGTGATTTTCTCGGTGCTGTTTTATTTTAATGGCTTAAAATGTCATTAGATTTAAAGCGGTGCCATCTTTGCGTTAAAAAACACAAAAAAACAAAATGGGAGGAATTTATTATGCTAACTAGGGAAGGCTTAAACGAAAGATTAGAAAAGATTAAGGGAGTATTCAGAGAAAATTTAGTGACAGTAAACTTTGAATATATCACCACGAGTTTTGGATATGGTAAACAAGACAAGAAAAAAGAAGATTATCTTGCTAGATACTTCTTTCGGATTCCAAACATAAACAAAAAGTTTATGAATATTGTAAATAGATATAACAAAATTCTTGAGTGGAATATGTTGTTTAGTATATGCACAGAAATAGCACTAAAAACAATAGATAGTTTTGAAATATATGATAAAGATGTTAAATATATGAAACAAGATAAGGATATAGCAGAGAAATTAACTACAGCAATAGTATTCGCCATTGATAAGCAAATCAACAACTACATAGACGATTGGACAGGTGCATACAGAACAAGAGTGGGAGGAACTGATGTTATAACTTCAAACTTACCCCCTGCAAGTTTTGAATATCAAGCGATAAAGGAAGAACTAAACGAGGAATACATAAAAAACAAACTAGAACTAAAAGCACAGGAATTAGATCAGTGGGGAAAATTATCAATAGAAGGCATAAGGTATCTTGACACAAGGGATAGGGAAACACAGAGAAGCATGGAGTTTTTCTTTGTGAAAGAACTTACACAAAACTTTCAGTTGGAACATATTAAAAATTTAATTGAAGAAAATACTACTGCAAGACAAAAAGAAGTCTGGGATGCACTTGTACAAGCCGAAGGTAATCAAGAATATGCATCTGAAATATTAGGGTGTAGCCAACAAAACATAAGTAAAGTTCAAAAGAATATTACAAATAGAATAGAAAGCAAAATCGAGAACGTTTATGCAAAGACTAGGCGAGATAAAATTAAGATATTAGAAAAATTTATTGACAGTATTGAGGATGAAAAAGAAGTAATTGACTTTATAAAAGCGAATATGGAAGAAGATTTCATGTATTATTTGCTTTATGATTCAGATGTAGATGCTGATTTAGTAAAATGTTTCAATCTAAACAAAGATAAGGAAATACATACCGATGAAATGAAGAGGTTTTGTACATATTTTCTAAAAGAAGTTTATATATACATAGAAATGTTAAAATACAATGATAATATAGAGTTAAAGCAATTAGAATCTTCATATCCACCTAGATGGTATCTAGGAGATAAGAATAGCAAAGTTAAAAGATATTTTAGGTGGGACAAATTAGACGAAAATCAAAGGATAGGGGATTGTATTGTGATAGATGGGGAGAAATACTATCTAATAGATAAATACAAGGCGAAAGAAGATTTATTTAAAACAAAGATAGAATATGCAAAAAAGGTTGTATGATGACGGTCTATATGTATAAGGAGAACAACATGACAAGGTCAATTTTTTTTAAACCCTTTCATATTGTTCCACATACTTACCCAATTTAAATTATATCATAACAAAGTCAAATGTCAACAATTATTTTACATATATTTTATTGTTGTTTCTATTATATAGAAATTGTCATAAAGAATACTGTTTTTTTATACTGTGTTTTCAGAAGAGGTCACACCTCTTTCTCTCCAAGAAAAACAAAAAAACCCAGTACAGATGCATTTTTATCAGGTTTTTAACATTATAGTTTCATATTCCTAGTCGGTAGCCAATCCGACCACCTCCAAAAATTGCTGAATATGATGAGTATAGGGAAATAATGCTATACAGTGTCTATTTAAAGACACTTACTTTTTAATATGAGTCATATGACTTTATATATACACACTCTCCTGTGTGGAAATAGAAGGGTGGGATGCTTGATGGTGTCCTACTTTTTTATTGATTTTTTTAAGTCAAGATTTCTTGATATACAATAAATCTAAAGAAGGGGTGCAAATGGTAGATGTGAATTTATTAAGAGAACAATTGCAAGAGTTTGTAAAATCAAATGGTATCAAGTATAAGTATATTGCTGAACAACTTAATATAAGTGAAAGTATGCTATGTCACTGGCGAAAAGGTAGAAAAGAGTTATCAAGGAACACACTAGAACAATTAAAAATTTTATTAGGGGCAACTGTATAAGAAACATATTAAAACGCCTTACAGGGCGAATATGGGGCTTACATAGGCAACTAGAAAGGGGAATGTATATTATGGAATGGAAAGAAAATTTAACACAAGAAGAATATGAGAAGGCAATCCAAAGTGCCGAGGATAAAGTGAGAACTGAATACACTAAAAAAATTAAGGCATTAGAGGAAAAATTGCCAGTAGAAAAAAGTGAAAGAGAACTTGAACTTGAACAAAAAGAAAAAGAACTTCTTGCAAAAGAAAATGAGTATAAGGTAAAAGATGCACTTGCAGAAAAAGAATTACCTTCACAACTTGCAAAGTATCTTAAAATTGAAGATTTTGATACTGATGTTGATGAAATTGTAGGTGTACTTAATACATACTTATTAAACAATTCACATAAGCCAATTAATAAGAAAAATAATGATGGAATTACAAAAGAGCAATTCAAGAAAATGAGTTATGCTGAAAGAATAAAATTAGAAAATAGCAATCCGGAGTTATACAAAAAATTAATATAGATATAATTCAAGGCACTTCAAATGAGGTGTCTTTTTTATATAGATAAAATACATTTAAGAAAGGAAGATGCAAAATGACATTTATTAAAGCAAATATTTACGCAGACATGGTAAGAGAGAAATTCGAGGGTAGAATTAAGGTTCTACAATTAGCAACAGACTTAGGAAAATTAGAAGGAGTGGGAAGTGGAGATACAATAGTGTTCCCTAAATGGTCTTTAATTGGTGATGCAACAGAAATGACAAAAGGCAATGCACTTACACCAGAAGAATTACAACAAACTTCTCAATCAGTAAAAATCAAACAAGTTGGTAAGGCAGTAAAGGTTTATGATTCAGAAAATCTTACTTCTTTAGGTAATCAACTTGATGAAGGTGCAACACAAACAGCAATGGTTATTGCTAGAAAATTAGACGCAGACTTAATTGCAGATATGGTTAAAGCACCATTTCAAGCACCAGCAGTAGATGGAAAGGCAATTACAAGTGCAGAGATTGAAGCAGGTATGTTAAACTTTGGCGATGATAGAGATGTTGAAGATTTTTCAGGTATAGTAATCAACTCTTTGTTAATTCCATCATTCTATGACATGAAAGAGTTTACAGATGCAACTAATACAACTACAGTTGCAGGAAATGGAATTTTGTCTAATGGAATGTTGGGGTTCTATAGAGGTATTCCTGTATTTGTGAGTGATAAAGGTACATATGATGACAATGCACAAACTTGTATTACATTTATAATCAAGAAAGGTGCAATAGGCTATAAGTTAGCAAAAGACCTTGATGTTGAACTTGATAGAGTAGCACTTGAAAAAGCAACTAACATCGTTACAGATATGATGTATGCTACAGCACTTGTGAAAGATGATGGTGTAGTAGTAGTTAAGAAAAATGCTTAGTGAATAGTTGAAGGGGGACTTTGTGTCCTCTTTTTTCTATTTTTTTTAAGTGACTATTTTGTCAATATCAATAAATAGAAAGGATGATAAATATGCTTAGAGGAAGTCAATTAAAGCGAATGAGAATATTAAAGAATATTACACAAGAAGAAGTAGCAGAAGAATTAAATGTAAAAAGGAATTACATATCAATGCTAGAGAATGAGCAAAGGGAAATTCCACTAGACAAATACAATAAATGGGTGGAGTACCTAAACAGTCCTAAAGCAAGAAAGATAAGAGATGAAAGACTAGAGAAGAAGGTAAATAAATAACAACAAAATAACTAGAAAAGGGGAGAAGATAGTGGCAGATAATGGCTTGAGGGGGACATAATCGTTAGTACCACACAATCGACAAATATGAAAAAAGAATATAAAGACAAATTTCCAGAGTGGTGTAGTGAATTTTCAAAGCATTATGATTTAGTTTTGGGTGATGATAGTGATAGTTTACTTGTTAATAATATTTTAGAAATACAAACATGGAACTCCACAAGGTTCTTCTATGATTTTGAAATGTTGTATATAGAAAAAGGCTATGCAAAACAAAATCCTATAATTGGCTGTGACATAGACTTTATAGAAGGAAGATGTTGGGGCAATCATGTAACAGCAATATCAAATAGTGATATAATCAACACTAATAGTGCTAATCTCAATAATATTGACAAGATTAATTCCAAGACCAACTACACAAGCAAATATGCAGGAAGTACCTTAGCAACTGTAATGTCTTATTATGACTATGATATATCAAAGTTATCAGAACAAGCCAAAATGCTTATTTTGTGTATAGATAGTCATTATTTTGGATTCTATACAAGTTTTCACAATACACAAAAAAAGTGGTTGATGGATGTTTTGCAATATCCAGAACTATATGATATTATATTGAAATATAAGGAACAGGATTTTATTGACTTAGCAGTAAGTTTAAATATTAAGATACCAACAGGTAAGAAAGACAAATATGGTAAGGAAAAGTATAGAGATGGTAAGATATGGATTAATGAAGATGGATATTTAGAAACTGAAATAAATTTAAAGGCTATATCTGATATACTAGGAATAGAAATCACATTACCAAAAATTCAATTTGAGCCATACTTCAAGAAAAAAGAAGATGAGCCATATTTAATACCAAAGACAGGCTATGCAAACACACAATACATAAGAGATAGGGAGCAAATACAAGAGAATATATTTTCATATTCACAAACTTATAAGAACAGTGCATCATATACATATTTATATAAAATAAAACCAAAACAAAAATAAAACACAGGAGGGGCTATGATAAAGAAAGTCAATTGTAGAGTGGGTGGTAAGAAAACTATAAATAAAGTGAGTGTAAAGAGGACTAAGATTAGTAAGAAGATGATGCAAGGCAAGGTAATAACAAGCCAACTAATTCTAAGGCAGAGTAGAGAAGAAATTACAAATACAAAACAATATCAAGACTTGATGAGTTTATTGAAGTAGGGGCTATCCATTAGGACAGTCCTTTTTAAATAGAAAAAACATAAAACTATACCATATGTAGGGGTTTAATTAGATACTCAACCACTATATACAGTATAGTTTTTATGTTTCGTAGAGAGAGCCGATTTAAGGGCTTTTAAAAATACATTAGACCTATTACATAGGCAAATAACAGGAGGGTATATATTATGAGAGAAGTTATAACAATTTATTCAGCAAGAATAGCAAAACAAATAATTGAAACGAGAAAATTTAATTTAGTCAGTATATCAGCCGACAAGGCAATCAAAATTAAGACTATATTTTATTTTGAGAATACGCTAGAATTAAGAGAGTATTTAAAAAAGAATTTTGACATTGAAATTGAAGTACACTAGACATAACACACTCTCTAAAACGGTCTTAAAACGAGTACCTTTTAACTATACACTTGACAAAGAATATGGTAGATGCTATACTATAGAAATAGCCGACTATTAAAAGGTACTAGAAATTAGACCAAAAAAGAGAGTGCACTCTATAAAACGGTCTAAAAACGAGTACCTTTTGATAGTATAATAAGAGATACTAATATAATAAAAGATATTAAGTTATTTGCCACACTCTAAAGAGTGCAGGAATTACGTTGTGTATTGTATTATTTTATTATATTGTATTTTGAAATATTACACACTAAAACAACAATAAAACGGAGGTAGTTATTATGAGTAATTTTGTATTTATTAAGAATGTATTTAGACAAGATTTGAAGAAGCAATATATTAAACAATTCAATGATAATCATTTATTAGTATTATTGTATATGCAAAGATTTACTGTAATTAATAGAAATGAAATTAACTTTTGTATTGGGTGGTTATTTGATGATTTAGACATTAACAAGTCAGATACAAGAAAAGATATTATTAGTAGTTTCTTTGATTTAGTAGACTGGGGTTTAATTGAATTGGCTAATGATATTGATAGAGAGAAATTTAATAGGAATACTAGAGTTACTACTTATGCAGTGTCTTATGAGGATAATTATACTATGATATATGATACTGAAATTGATAAGATATTTAATTTAGATATTGACTTTAGAGTTAAAAAGACAATGATATTTTTATATTGTAATATTGCTAGTAGAATCGATGGTAAAGGTTATTGCTATCCTTCATTTGAAAGTTTTAAGAGTGATATTGGTACTACATCTGATAATAGAATAAATGATGCACTTATATTGCTGAAAGATAATAAATTAATTGACTATGAAAATGTAGGACAAATATTGGTTAATAAGCAAGTACAACAAGGAAACAATATATATGTTATTTGTGTTGATAAAGATTACAAAGATAATCTTTCCAAAGGATTAGCAAATAGAAAAAAAGATTATGAGGAAAATAAAGTTACTATATTTGAGGGTGCTAAATCTAATAATCAAAGAGGACTAAAGCAAAAACTTAATCACTTGTGGAAAAAGTACAATGATGGAACTATTACAGATAATGAATTGATTGAGTTAAAGAGCAAGGAAGAAGAATATTATAATTTAATTAAACTTGATAAAGAAAAATTAGATAAAATTAATTTTGTATCGTTTGAGGTAGTGGAAGAAAAGAAAGAAGAAACAAAAGGGTATTTTGGTAAACCTAATCCGATGAAAGTAGATATGGAAACAGGGGAAATATTAGAGTCAGAATCAATTGAGTTTATGAAAAAACACAAAGATAATTTTAAAGATTTATTTGGATAGCATTTACTTTTGTAGGTGCTATTTTTATTGTAAAAAAAAACTAAATAAAAACTAAAGGGAGAGTGTATAGTAATGAGTGAATTTATTATTCAAAATCAACCTATCATTCAAGTTGTGTTAGGTGTATTATTATTTATTTTTACAAGGGAGGCGAAATAATGGCTAGAGATGGAAAGAAATCAATTATAGGTAAATTAGATGATATTACAGGAAATAATAAATATTCTAGGTTTGTAGTCTGGTACTGTACTGATGAAAAAGAAAGAGAGTCATTTGAGGAATATGCAAGTAAAAACAATAACAACAATGTGACGTGGGACTTTGTAAGCAAGTATTGGTTGACAGATGAAAATGTACTTGAAGGCATTAGATATTATATGAAAATATTACATACTCAAAAGATGAAAAATATATATGACACTATGTACCAACAGGCAATAGATGGCGATGTACAGTCGGCAAAGTATCTAATTGATTTTGCTAAGGACTTCTTTAAAGATGATGGTGTAAGTGAATTGGAGAGTCTATTGAGTGGGATTGATGTAGATGGCGAAGAATAAGATGACACATAAAGAAAAATTACAGATAATATGGAATGATCCAAAACTGTTTATAGAAAACTTCATACAGATAGTGGATAAGCGTGGTAAGATAGTACCTTTTAAATTGAATGAGATGCAAGATGATTTTCTAGGACAAATGGAGAAGTATTCGATTATTTTAAAAAGTAGACAATTGGGGTTTTCTGTATTTGCATTGGCATATTCTCTTTGGATAGGAATTACCAAACCCAATTCAACTTGTTTGCTTATGAGTTATTCAATTGACAGTGCAACTGGAATATTTGAGAAACTAAAACAGATGTATTTTACTATTCCAGAAGTGCTAAGACCTAAATTAATCAATAATAATAAGAAAGAACTGAAATTTGAGAATGGTTCGAGGATAATAGTTGCTACTTGTGGTACTAAAGACGTTTCAAGAGGACTTACACTGAAATTCGCACATTTATCCGAGGTTGCATTTATGAAGGATACTATACAAAAACAACTTCTTGCAATTGAACAGGCACTAACACCAGATGCAAAAATTATATTAGAATCTACAGCAAACGGTTATAACTATTTTAGTGAGTTATGGCAAAAGGCAAAGGATGGAGAAAATATGTATAGTCCCTATTTTGCTAATTGGTATGAGAATAAAACAATGTTTGCTGATGATTACATAAATGCAGTTGAAATGTGGAAAGCAAGAAACAATGGAGAATTATTGACAGTTGCAGACTTAGATGCAGAGGAATTAGATTTACATAGTAAAGGTGCTACACTAGAACAATTGATGTGGAGAAGATTAAAGATTGCCAATAATGGTGGTGGCGAAAAAGGACTATCGGCATTTTATCAAGAGTTTCCTTCTACAGATACACAGGCATTTGTATCAACTGGTAATAGTGTATTCCCTAATAAGCAGATTGAAGAACGATTAAGGTATTTACCTAAACATCTAAATAGAAACGAATTAAAGGACTTGAGCGAGGTATTAAAGCAATATCTTAATCAGTCCTTATTTATTTGGGAAAAACCTAAGCCAGATATGAAGTATTACATAGGTGTTGACAGTGCAGAGGGTGTTGGTTCAGATTTTAGTGTTGTTGAGGTATTCAGTGAAGAAGGAATCCAATGTTGTGAGTTTAGAAACAACAAGATAGCACCACATATATTTGCACAGGTTGTTTATGAGTTAGGGCTTTATTATAACTATGGACAACTTATAGTTGAAAAGGCATCGGCAGGACATACAGTAGTATCTAAACTAAGGCATGATTACAGATACAGAAATATGTATATGCACAAGGAATATGATGCACGAGGTAGAGCCAAAAAGAAAGTCGGCTATGTGACTAATTCTAAGACCAAACCACTAATGGTAAATAAGTTTAGAGAATTGTTCGAGGAAAATCAAATTGTAATAAATTCTAAGACCTTACTTGAAGAAATGAAGGTATTTAAGATAGAAGGCGACAAAATGGGTGCTATAAGTGGTATGCACGATGATTGTGTAATGGCTACAGCAATGGCATTAATGGGATTTGATGGTGTTTGGTATGTGTAGGTAATGCTTTCTCATAATGATAATGCTGTGCGATAATCGACTAGGTGGTAATGGGGGTCGACCATATCGACCGAGATTGAATGTTTATTACATTATGTAAGTAACGTTTAGTTAAATGGACATCGTGTCCATTTTAAAAGGGATGTAATTATGTTCATTCCTTAGAAAATAGAAAGGTGGTAATTGTATGAAGTTAGAAAGATATATAAGTGAAATGTATAATAATAATCCATATTGGTTTGCAGAGGAAGTCCAACAGGCACACCATATTTCAAGGATTAGTAAGGTACTAGATAATAAGAACTACCTAAATGGGCGACACAAGATACTTGAAAAAGAGGATACAAAGTATAAGGATAAAGAATTAATAACGGCTAAAACGGTGCTACAGACGGCTAAATCAATAATAAAGTTCCATAACAGTTATATCATTGGTAAAAGACCTAATTTGAGTGGTAGTGATAATATGGTTACTGAATATAATAAAGTATTTAGGAAAGGGAAATTTAATCTAATCAATTACAAGATAGTTGATGATTTGAATTGCTATGGCGATGCTTATGAGTATGTTTATTATAATAATGGTAGAATTACAAGTAAATTAATTGATAGTCCAGATGGTTATCCCGTTTATGATGATGAGGGCGAGTACATAGCATTTATAGAGCATTGGACAGATTCATTAAGCAATATAAGTTATTATTACATATATACCGATAATAAGGTTGAGAAGTGGACTAATTCAGGTGGTAAGTATATAAATGAGGGTACTACAATTAATATAACTGGATTGCCAATACATTACATTAATGGTGAGAATAAAGAAAATGAATTGTTTGGTAGAAGTATATTAGACGATATTAGACCTATACTGGATAGGATAGAGTACCTATTAAATAAGATGGATGATGCAATTACTGTATTATCACTTAATCCTATTGCATATACTTCTGGTCAGCATATAGAAGGAACTATATCAGCCGATACAGTTGGACACCTACTATCTCTTGAAGATGGAGATTTCAAGTATGCAGTGGCTAATTTGGATAGTGCAAGTATTAAGTTGTTGTATGATGCACTAATACAGCAATTACAGATGGTGGCTAGTGTACCAAGTATTGCCTTTGGACAGTCTAATATTGCCAATGTAAGTGAGGTAAGTTTAAAACTGATATATCAGAATATAGATAACCATGCAAGACAAGTTGAAGTATATATTAGAGATGGGTTTAATGAAAGATTTGATAAGATAGAAATATTATTAAACAAGCAAGGTATTATATTTAATGCAGATGATTATGTAGATGTTGAATTTAACTATAATAGACCTATAGACACAACAGAAGTTATCGAGCAACTATCTAAGCAATATAATGATGGTGCTATGAGTAGACGTACATATATAGAAAAGAGTACATTGACAACTGATATAGATATAGAGTTAAAGAGAATAGAGGAAGAAGGTAAAAGTACAGTAGAATAGTAGGGTGTACTATGTGGGGGTATAGTAAGTAGAAGTAGGGAAATAGTGGGTATTGGGGTGTACTAGACAGGTGGTACACCTTAGCAATACTCAATGGTTGTAACCGTTTTGTAACCATTTTGTAATATGTGTGTAACAATTTGGGAAATGATAGGGAAATATTCAGTTACAAAAGTTCGGCTGTTACTATATAAATGGCTATAAATACACATTTGTATAACATTTCCTAGGAAATTAGTCGGGATTAAATATTACAAACATATTACAATTATCTCAAATTAGACACAATTAAGGGTCGGCGATTATCGCCACTCCTTACATTTATATCAACTATATCCTACTAAGTTAGTAGGGAATACATAGGTAGTTTACTTTAGTATGTGATATAAGTTTGAATTATATATATCAATGTATTATCATCAACTAAAGTTAGGGTAGAAATATCATTAAAAAGGGTATATTTATTGCACATAATGTAATATTATATGCAATGTTTAAGAAATCTAATGCAATAAATACACCATTTATAGGGTTAGACATATAGATATGATATATTGGGTGTCTTGAGTTAAGGACAGTTCATTATGACCTCTCCTTGTTAGACATATAGATATGATATATTGGGTGTGGTTGATGCAATAATCTTCATTACCCCTTTGTTAGAAAAGTTTATATAGCAATCACACATTTTTTCTGCCAACAATTTTTTGATATACCTTATTATCAGTTTTAACAAATCTAGTGTTTATCACATTTTAGGGTGTATAAACTGTCTTTATATCTACTCGTGTAAATACATGGATAACCATATGTGTAAATACCTATCCTTTTACATGGCTTATATTTATTATTAAATAAAGTGGTACAAGCCTAACAATATGGTATAATATAGAAAAAGGGATAAGAGATAAGGGATAAGGGGGAATAGGGAATGGATGAAATTTTAAAATGGCTAGACGATATTAATGAAACTGTAAAGGATGTTGAAAGAAAAACAGATAATGTTGTTGGTAATACTTCTCAATTAGAAAGTAAAATGGATACCATTATAGAAATTCTTAAAGAAATCAATGAGAAGATAGATTAGAGCCGATAATGGCTCTTTTTTATTACCTTATGTATTACAAATAATAAACATAAAACTAATAAAATTAAAAGGGGAGTGTAATTATGAAAAATATTAAAGAGATAGTAAATAAATATAGATGGTGTCAAGGAATAAAAAAATATAGTAATAAACACTATTTCAAGGATAATTCAATTTATAGAGAAATCCAATGTAATAAGGATGTGGAACTTGCTTATATGTATATGAATAATCACCTTGAAGCAATATCAGAAATATATCCATTATATAGAGATGATATAATTGAACTAGAAAAGACACTTGCAAGATATGAAATAGCCGTTAATAAAGTTATATCATTTTATGAACACTCAATCAGTAATCCTTTTTCATATACAGCCGAAGAATTACAACAGTTAGTTGATAATATTTATAAATATGATAAAGAAATTGCAAAACTAAATATGAGAAGAATGTGTCAAGATTAAGGTCTAGGTGTTTCGCTTAGTCCTTTTTTATTTCAACGGTTTCTACAAATCGTGGATTCTGTTCAAGTGGCGATTATCGCATCTTGATTTTCAGTAGTGGTCGAGTTGCCATTATGTCCACTCTTGAGCCACCATGGACAATAATTAGTATTCGACAAAGTGACGAGTAGTCACCAAATTGGTACTACCTAAAACAAGAAGTACCTATACTGTGAAATACAGTACACCTCAAAGCGAGGGCAACTTGAATAATAACAAATAGAAAGGAATTGATATTATGACAAATTTAGAACGTCTTAAACTAGAGTTAAACAATAAAGAATATTTTACCGATACAGAGTATGCAGTATTTTTAGATGAAAATAATCTTATATCTACAGAAGAATATAATAAGTCTACAATGCAACGTGATTTATTATATACAGTTGTTGATGTACTTGAATCATTGGCTAATGATGTAGATTTAATGAGAAAGATCGAAACTGAATTTACTACTACAAGTGAGGCAGTAAAGTTTTTAAATGACAGAATAGAACGTATCAAAGTAAGAATAGAAAATATAAAAGATGATGCTGGGGAATATTCAAGTTTCCAATTACTATTTACTAGAAAATAAAGGGGTGAGAATATGTATAATCCTTTACAATATCAGTTTAACAATTCACTTGAACGTTATGGTTATAATGTAAAAGTTAATGCAATAACTGATGCAAGAGCAATGTTTATGGAGTATGAAGAAGGGGCAAGTACAACTGATTATAAGTATATGTTGGTTGCCAATGGGCTAATTAATCAGGGTGATATAATCAAAGTATTTGATGAGAATTGGTTTGTACAAGGCAAGAATGTAAGTATAAATGATGTATATACTAAATTTGTGATTAGAAGGTTGAAGTTTAACATTAACTTTAACTTTGCAGGAGAGGTAATATCCTTTCCTAGTGCAATAGATGAAGGTACATATAATTTTATAGTGGATGGTTCATTTGTTTTGCAAGACGGAAGAATTATTTTACATATGCAAGAGAATGAAGATTCAAAGAGAGTTGAACCAGAACAAAGATTTATAATAATGGGTAATGCGTGGAAGGTAGTGCAAAAGATTAATACTGAACATGGCATATATAAAATATATGCTGACATAGATACACTAAGTCTAAATGATGATAAAGAAAATGAAATTGCTGATAGGTGGAAATATGAAACTAAAGATAATTACACTATTAAGATTAATAATATAGTAGATAGTCCTTTGCCTTTAAATAGTACACTTCAACTAGATGTAACAACTACTAATAATGGTGAGGTTGTAACAGTACCACTTACATATAAATCAAGTAACACAAATATTTTAACAGTAGATGCAACTGGTTTAATTAATTGTGTTGGTGTTGGTACTGTGGATTGTCAACACTAA